AACCGAGTATCGTGAACCATTCTTGGGCGGCGGTAGTGTCGCCCTTGAGGTTACCAAGCGATATCCCAAACTGAATATTTGGGTCAATGATCTGTACGAACCTCTTACCAATTTTTGGAAGACTTTGCAGGATGACGGGTACAAGATGTACAAGCGTCTTCAAGAACTAAAGTCTAGGTATCCAGATCAAGGATCTGCCCGTGGACTATTTGAAGAAGCAAAGACTATTGTAAATGATTATGATCAACCCGCTCTATATCGTGCTTGTAGTTTTTACGTTATTAACAAGTGCTCTTTTTCTGGTCTCTCTGAGTCCTCATCCTTTAGCAGGCAGGCGTCTGATTCCAATTTCTCAATGCGTGGAATTGAACGACTACCAGCGTATACGCAACTGATTCAAAATTGGAAGATTACAAATGGTCGCTACCAAGAGCTCCTTACCGACGACAAGTCTGTCTTCACCTACCTTGATCCCCCCTACGAGATTGGATCCAATCTATATGGTAAGCGTGGAAACATGCACAAAGGATTTGACCACGATGGGTTTGCTACTATTTGTGACCGCTTTATCGGTCCTCAACTCATATCTTATAATTCGTCTCAACTCATACGTGAGAGGTTTGAGGGGTGGACAGTAGCAGAATTTGCACACACTTACACCATGAGGAGCGTGGGGTCTTATAATACAGATCAAGCGTCACGGAAGGAACTAGTCCTTTTTAATTATGAAGTGTGAAGTCAAACTCTACGTTGCGGGCAAGGTCTTCTGTGAGCAGGTCTATGCCCGTGACTACCAGGAAGCACGTGAGGTTGCCCTTGCTCGCAATCCTAATGCAAAAGTTATTGGTGTTACCGCTAAATTTTAATGTCATATCAACTGAAGGATTACCTTTACTCAATCAACCAATCTAAAAAGAATATCTTAGATGATGACCTTGATGCTGAGCGAGGGTATCCTCCTTATATTATTAACAGGTGCCTCTCTTCTTTCACTGACACGGTTCTTTATGCCAATGAGATGAACAAGAACCCGCATCTACCAAAGAAGATGCAATATGATTTTTTTATAAATAGTGTGAAACCCAGGAAGCGTTTCTCTCCTTGGGCACGCAAAGATTCTATTGATTATCTTGAAGTAGTCAAAGAGTATTATGGTTATAATGACGATAAAGCACTCCAAGCTCTCAGGATTCTCACCAAGGATCAGTTAGATCATATTAAAAAAGCATTGAGCAAGGGTGGAAAACATGAGCGGTGAAACTGAGATCCAGTGGAAGCAAACTGATATGGTAGAAGTGGTTCTCAGTGAACCAGATGACTTTCTCAAAGTGAGAGAAACTCTGACTCGTATTGGAGTGGCATCTCGTAAAGAAAAGAAGATCTATCAATCTTGCCATATCCTACACAAACAGGGTAAGTATTATATCGTTCATTTCAAAGAGTTGTTTGCTCTTGATGGTAAGCAAACTAATTTCTCTTTGAATGATCTTCAACGTAGAAATAGAATTGTACAATTACTTTCTGACTGGGGTCTCATCAAAGTAATTGACTCTGCTAAGATTGAAGATCTGGCACCGCTCAATCAAATCAAAGTTCTTGCTTTTAAGGAGAAGCAAGAGTGGACACTTGAAAGTAAGTATAATATTGGTAGGAAAAAGACTGCCGAAGAATGAATCAACTAGATCATCATCCAACTAAAATACCGTATTCAAATCCTAAGATGAATCGGTGGAAAAGTTGGAAAGCAAACACTAGGTTTGCTCCTAATTTTGATATACCAATTTACATAGATCAATATGAAGAATCTCTGGCATTAAGTATCGCTAAACAAATTAGTGATAACGATGTTGGTATGTCTTCTGATGTTGCTAATGCATTGAACACTACTTATCAGAGGCAGTGGTCAATGTATAATATTTTTGATTGGAAAACTGAAGAGATAAAACAACTTGCTAGTAATATATACGATTCGTATTCTTCTTTTATGAAGTCTCTAAACGCGAATCCTCTTCCAAAAGATAAGTTGTGGATTCGTGGATGGGCAGTTGTTCTTACGGATGGAGAAAAATTGGAACAACATTGCCATGCTTTTCACGAAAACACTTATTTGAGTGGCAATATATCTTTATCTGATTTAGGAACTACTACTGATTATTGGTTTCCAAATCTTAGTTTATATTTTGATTGGTGGAGGTGTCCTAATAAATTAGGATCAATTACTTTATTTCCATCTTGGTTAGAGCATAGAGTTTTGCCAAATGATACAGGTAAAATGAGATATTCTATAGGATTTGACTTGTTTACCGAACATACCTTCACTTACATTGAAGAAAACCGAATAGAAGATTCGGAAAACCAGAACGTTATTTTGTTGTCAAAAAAGTTCTCAGACGTATAATTAATACTGTAAGAGGAGTTGGGGCATACGTGCCCCCCTTTTACGCCAGGATGCCTTCGGGGTCCTACTGTACACGTCGCTTTTTAAGGACAATGGTAACATTCAATTGGGAAACATATACGCCGTATTCTATCGGGTTCAATGAAACATTCAACAGACTGGAAGCTCTTGCGGGAGGTGGAACAAATTACCCTCCTTACAACATCGTTAACGGATCTGATGGCAGAACCACTTTGGAGGTCGCTCTTGCTGGATTTTCAAGAGAAGATATTGAAGTGGAAACAGAACGGAATGTTCTGACTGTATCAGCAAGAAAAGCACCAGCAGACAAAGAAAGAAAATACGAACACAAAGGAATTTCATACAGAACATTCTCACGCAACTGGCAGATGGGAGATGATGTAGAGGTTGAGGGTGTGGAATTTGTTGATGGTCTTTTGATCATATCACTTAGAAAAGAACTGCCAGAAAAACAGAAGCGTAAGAAGCACTTCTAAATAAACGTGAAGGGGACTTGACGGTCCCCTTTTGATTTGGTATACTTTAGAAAACAATTGGTAAATTATGTCCGATACTATTGACCATAATGTTCGTGTCCTAAAATTAGTAACTGGAGACGATATTATTTGCAACTTTACTCAGGTTCGCGAAGAGGATAAGTTTGTTGCTTATCAGTTGTTGTATCCTCTATCTTTAACTCTTACAGTTACTGAAGATTCTTCTGAAGGAGAAGAAACTTATAGTGTGCGATATCGCAGGTGGAATCCTTACACACCGTATGAAGATCACCGTATTGCACCTTCTTCTGTGGTTTCTGCAATGCCACCATCTCCAGACATTCTGTACAACTATGTGCAGAAACTGAAACAATCTGGCGTTGACCTTTCATTCCTACCTAATAACGGAGCTGATATCCTTGGAGAAACTACTCAAAGTGCTGTTACTGAAGGACCAGTGGCTGCTGGCGTCAGTTGAAGAGATTGAAGGTGTAACCTTTGGGGACCCCGATTGTATCCTAGTCAATCCCATGGTGATTGAGGGAGACCAGTTGACAGACTGGCTCCCTTTCTCCAGTAAAAAGGAGGCAGTGGTCCGATCTTCTGATATAATGACTTTTGTTGACCCGAGCAACGAACTTATCTCTCGGTACTATGGCGGCAAACCAGCACTCCTAACTGAATCTGAATGAAGTTTTATACAAATGTGGAGCAAGCAGGCAACCGTCTGCTTTTTCGTGGTTATGAAGGCGGGCAGTCTGTCTCGTACAGGGTGCCCTTTAATCCTACATTGTATGTTCCTACTAAGAATTATTCTGAGTGGCGTACACTTGAGGGTGATTGTGTAGAACCTATCAAGCAGGGTTCTATCAATGAGGCAAAGGAGTTTGTAAAAAAATATAAGGACGTAGAAGACTTTGATATCTACGGTAACACCCGTTATCTTTACCAATACATTGCTGAGCAGCATCCTGAAGAGGAGATTGCTTACGATGTAAGTAAGATTCGGGTGTTTAATATTGACATTGAGACAGCAGCAGAGAACGGTTTCCCTAACATTGAGACTGCTGACCAAGAGATTCTAGCGATTACGATCAAAGATTCTTACACTGGTCGCTTCTTGGTGTTTGGTGCTCGTCCTTTTGATAACAAGGATGAGATGGTTGACTACATGCACTTCCGTTCCGAGGAGTCTATGTTGTCTGCGTTCCTAGATTACTGGAACCAAAATTTTCCCGATGTAATTACAGGTTGGAATGTTCAGCTTTTTGATATTCCCTATATTGCTAGGCGTATTGATAGGGTACTTGGTGAGAAATACGCTAAGATGCTTAGTCCTTGGAAGCTTATTTCTTCTCGCGAGATTTTCATTAAAGGACGAAAACAAATCGCTTACGATCTTCCAGGCATTTCTACTCTGGACTACCTTGAATTATATAGAAAGTTCACGTACACCAACCAAGAATC